TTATAAGTATTTTCCCAATCAGATATTACTTCATCTGTGATTTCTTCATCAGGAGTTGTTTCCATCTGATTTACAAGACGAGATAACATTCTCTTTCTAGACCAA